TGTGTTTGGTCCACGCCAAGATGATCGCAAAGTGATTCCCGCTATCAAACGTGCTCTTAATGGTGGTGCACCACTAGTCGTACACAATGGGGGAAATGGCTACCGGCAATTCATTCACGTTTCTGAAATTCCAGCAATCATGGGTATGCTGCTTGAATTTGGAAACCGTACATACAACGTGACCACCAATGAAGGACTGACGGTTAATGAACTTATTTGGCATGCTGAGAAAATAACCGGAATGAAAGTGCCTACGGTCCCTGGTAAACGCAGTGGCATGGATATCAAATACCAAATGAACGGTGATAGACTGAAGCATGAATTTGACTGGAAACCTAAGCAGCCATTTTTAAACCACCTTCAAGAGTATCTATTATCATGATTATCATCCACAAGCATCAACCAAAAAATTGGGAAAAGCTATCAGCTAGCTTTGGCGGTGTGAAGTGGGAAGGCAATATAGTAGTTACTTACGCTGGGCATATTCATTGTCCAAGTGGAAAAGTAGCGCCGGATGTATTGGTACATGAATTGGTGCATGTAGAGCAGCAGCGTGGCCAGAATATGGAAACGCTGCTTGAACTGTACATGAATGATATTCAGTACCTAAGAGAAGTTGAAGCTGCCGCGTTTAAAGCGCAAGCCGCTTTCATTGATGCCACAATGCCAAACGCACAAGCCTGGTGTAGAAAATACGAAATTGCCAAGCAAATGGTTAGGATGTATAAAACTGCCTTTACATTTGAAACCGCTAGCGCTATCATGAATCTTAATGAACTTGATAAAAGCATTAGGCCAGTGCGTTAGTGCGTATGCTGCAATTGTAGTAGCGCTACTTACTGGCAAAATGATGTTGGATGATCAATCAGATTTGCCACCTCATTTACGCCGCGAAAACCTTAATTAACCTATGATAAAGCTCTTTCAACCATACATAAGCAAAGAAGCGCGCGATAATGTACAGCGCGTGCTATCCGGTACGCAAATAGCTCAAGGTCCAGAAGTAGATTTATTTGAAAAGGAATTTGCAGCTAAGTTTGGTTTTGAGAGTTGGCAAATAGTAACCGTAAACAGTGGTACGGCGGCTTTAGAGTTGGCATACCATATGACGTTTGAGCGTGGTGATCATGCCATAGTGCCGGTGCTTACCTGTACCGCTACCAACGTACCGCTGGTCCGGATGGGTATTGATGCTACCTTTGCTGATATTCGTGGCCCACGCTGCTTGAATCTTGATCCAGACGATGTTTCCAGCAAGATTCAAAGAAACACACGTGCAGTAGTTTTTGTGCATTTTGGGGGCAATTCCAGCGGTCTAGAGGATATAGAAGAAGTTTGTAGTGAACACAATTTAGATCTGATTTGTGATGCGGCGCAAGCACTTGGCTCTAGCCTTTCTAGAAAGGCACGTTTTTCTGCTATCTCACTACAAGCCATAAAATCGCTTACAGCCGGTGATGGCGGCATACTGGTATGTAGAGATAAAGAGGATGCTGAAATGGCCAGGAAGCTACGCTGGTTTGGCTACGATAGGGAGAAAAAGCAGAAGTATGGTGATTGTGATTTGGAAATAGCCGGATTCAAGTACCACATGAACGATATTGCGGCTGCTATTGCGCGCGGCAACCTAGAGCATTGGGATGAAATTCAGCAACACAGAGAAGATATCAATACCGTTTACCAAGATGCGTATGGTAAAGCTGAACGTAGCCATAATCTTATTAGAGGTATTTGGAACCCAATAGTGACAATGGCTGACTATCAAGCAGCTAAAGATATGGCAAGAAGGGCTGATCCGCTATCTACTTGGAGTGGCTTTGAGATTGGCCAACACCACTACCGGAATGATAAGTATTCAGTCTTCCGCGCGGTATCCGGCTACTGCCCAAACATGGATGATCTAGGTGATAAGTACTTCATGCTGCCATGCCACATGGGTATGAGCCTAGAAGATGCTGATAAAATTGCTAGTACGTTATGGGGTAAATAATTTATATGCCAACAATAAAACAAATTAAAAAAGAAGACCGTGAAGCTATTTTTAAAGAAATCCTAGTTGCACTAAAACCGCTAGCATCAAAGTTTGATGAATCAATTTTAAAGTGGGCTTTGAATAGGCACTTAACTGAGCGCCGTGAAATTGAAAAAGCCAGAAAAGCCAAGGCCGCCGCTGAAGAAAGATTAAAAGAATTAGGTGCAGCATGAGCAAATTAACTGAATCAATTGCAAAAATAAAAGAACTGGCCAAAGTACCAGTGCGTGATGATCGTGAAATTCAGCGAGTGGAGATCATTGTACTTAAATTTAAAGAACCGCCGGAAGTGATAGACAAATGCATCTCACGCATCATACACAACACTGACTGGCCTTTTAAACTGACCATTTTTGATAACAGACTGAACCCACCAAACACCAGCAAGATATGGAATAAGCTAGTGAGTGAAGCCACATGCCGGTACGTACTGATCATGGATTCTGATGCCTTTGTACCGGCTACCAAGACTGAACCATGCTGGCTATCTCGAATGATGGAATCTATTGATGAAACCGGCTTTGTGATTCCGGTATCTTCTTCTGGTGGCGGGGCGCACCAGCACGTGTCCGGTCCCCTCCCCTACCCTTCTACAGTCCGAAATAAGGACATTTGGAGTGGATATTGCTTCTTATTCGATAGGGAAGGGGAGTACCAAAGCGTAGGTGAGTTTGATGAACGCTTTTATATTTACGGCCAAGACAGTGAGTTTGCTCATCGAGTAGGAAAAATAGGTGGAGCTGTAATGCGCCAGGATGTGTACGTGGAGCATATCGGGGGATTCAGCTTCAAACAGGATCCAATACGTGAGGATGATAAGATTTACGCCCGCGAGTTATTTAGATATTTAACCAAATAGCATGAAAATAAACATCGGCTGCGGCCGCGACTACCGTGAAGGATGGTTTAATACCGACATCTCCCTTGATACCAAGGCTGATGCCTACTTCGATATTGGTAAGGAATCACTTTTAGCTGAAGCTGGATGCGCTGAAGAGATATTTATATCCGGAGTGTTAGAGCAAATCGGTCCAAACGCTGAATTTAAATTCGCTCTTAATCAGTGTCACTACTTGCTGAAGCCAGGTGGAAAGCTAGTCATCGTGGTCCCTAACGCCAAGTACGCAATCGCTCACCGCGATCCTATGGACATCCGGAAGTTTACACCCGACACCTTCCGCTACTTCCTAGAAGGCACCCAAGAGTACCGAGACTATGGCAGTGTGTACGGCTTCAAACCGTGGCAAAGCTTAGATATCCAAGAGAATCAACGCCACATCTTGACGGTAACAATGAGAAAATGAAACTAGTAATTAAAACACCTTTTGTCTCTACCAATGCGCTCTACACCAACAGTAAAACCACCGGGAAGCGTATCCTTACAGACAAAGCCCGGATATCAAAGGAAACAATAGCTTGGGAAGCAAAGGCTGAGATGAAAGGCCAGAAGATGTTTACTGGTCCCATCCGAGTAGAGTTATATCTTTTCTTTCCAACAAAGCACCGCCGCGATCTTGATAACGTGAAGTCTTTTATAGATGCCATGAGCAAGGTTTGCTACAAAGACGACTCGCAAATCTATGAGCTAGTGATACGGAAATACCACGATAAAGAGAATCCACGTGTCGAAGTAATAATCCAAAAGCTATGACGAACGCTACTTTTACATACTACGATGCTGATGGGAATGAACAGAAGATACGCTGTATAGGGGTGCCAAAATACACCGATAGTCCAAAGATTATTACTATTCAAACTGAAGAAGGTGAAATTGTTTTAGACCAAGCAGATGCGACCAGTGGTAGAACGTCTTTTGATATATGAAACCAAAGCTAGTGAGACTGAAGATTATAGCAACCTACCTCACCGGCGAAACGGTTGAATTTTTATCGTACAACCTACCGAAGTTTGAAGGTGGGAATGTGCTGATAAACACTGACTATGGCGTAGTGGCTATTGCCCAAAAGGATCTGACAAAGGTACGCTATACAAACGCAATTTAAATATGAGACCTTTACCCAGCCCATACCAAAGTGAATTTGACGGTACTGCTTTAGTGCTTTTTCTCCAGGCGATACCATTGTCGGACAAGTATCATCAGATTCTTTTAACTGATGAGCAGATCCGGAAGCTTTACAAAATATTACCTGACATCATCGGAACTCCCACGCCTGAGGGTGGATTTGACTTAGAATTAAGCGAGAAGTTTATAATTGAAGTACCTGGCATAAAGGATCGTTATTCACCTCAAGAAATTGAAAATGACACAGCCAAATAGAGTAGCAATAGTGGGAGCAGACTGGCCAGAGTACGAAAAGTACTGCCCTAACTTCGTGGGTATGCAGCTTGGCCTTACTGAAATGGGAATCGAACACCAGCTTTTTAGTTGCCGACCAGTACTCGATGTAGATGCTCTAATTGCCTACCAGCCAGACTTTATCGTGTATGGGCTACTCGATATGGTAAAGACTCGCCAAAAGCGCCTAGCCATCAGAAACGCCCTTCCAGATGCCAAGATTGTGATGTGGTACGGCGATTTGCGGAATGAAGAGACTGGCCAGATATTTGCCGACATGAGCGAGATCAATGCGATGTTTGTATCCAACGCAGCGCAGAATGAGTACTATAAAAATAAATGGCGGGTGCCGCAGTGCCACTTCCTTCCGCTGGGATCTCCCTTGTATAGTCCAGTATACAAGAGCAAATTTGATTTAGATTTTATTTTTGTCGGAGCGTCCATCACCGGCAAAGGATTCTTGGAGCGTGCGCGAATCATGTGGCGTTTACGTGAAGAAGGTGCCTTGAAAATCATTGATGCACCGGCTCAAACGAAGCCAAAGCTGCGTGCTCGCATCCTTCAAGACCTTCCTTCCCTATACCGTAGCGCCAAGATATCACTGGACTGGTCCCACTTCACTGACATTGAAGGCTATACCAGCAATCGTTTCTGGATTGTCACCGGCTCTGGTGGGTTTGCCCTCACTAAGCGCTGGCCTGGGTGTACTGACTTCTATCCCGAAGGCACCCGCGCGTACTTTGATACCGTGGAAGAAGCCATTGAACTGAAGGAGTACTACTTGGCACATCCAGAAGAGCGAGAAATCATACGCCAAGCCGGGTATGCACATGCTAAAAACCATACATACAGCAATCGCTTTGCTACAATGTTTAGTGTGATATATGGCCAGGGAACTAAAGACGGATTATGCATCGAAGGGATACAGGCACCGAGAACATCGGTCAAAAAAGGGCCGTAAAAAAGGCCACAGACACCGGCGGGCTATCAAGATCATGCATCTCGAGAATGAAAAGAAGCAACTTAAAAAGGAACTAAAATCTATAAAATTATGAAACAACTTGTGATCGGATTGGGGGAAGTGGGGAGTGCTATTCAGCGTATCCTTCAGTGTGATGGGTACGATAGTAGGGATGGAATGAAGGCACCAGAAGGAAGCTTTGATGTATTGCATATTTGTTTTCCCTACTCACTTTCTTTTGTAGCTGACGTGAGCCAATACAAGAGTTATTTTAACGCCGAAACAATAGTGGTCCACTCAAGCGTACCAGTCGGTACGTGTGATGAGCATGGCTGGATACATTCTCCGGTGCGTGGGGTACATCCTAACTTAGAGCAAGGCATACGCACCTTTGTGAAATACTTTGGTGGGGTAGGAGCATTGGAAGCAGCAAAAGTCTTTGATAATCTAGGAATTAACACAGTAGTGACCGTAGAAGCTCGCACCACTGAAGCACTGAAGCTCTGGGATACGACACAGTATGGCGTGATGATTATGCTTGAAAAAAGCATCTATGAGTACTGTCGCCAACAGGGGCTTGATTCAGAACTGATATACGAGCACGCCAACCGCACTTACAATCTAGGGTATACCCGCCTTGGCATGGAGCACGTAGTACGACCACACCTCAAACACATGGATGGTGAGATTGGCGGTCACTGCGTGATACCAAACGCACATCTTCTTGCTTCACCAATTGCCGAAATGCTGATTGAATTCAATGAGAATCTGAAGAAGTCACCTCAATAGAGTAGACCAAAACCGCACCGCCAGCTTATACTAAAAGCACTATGGTATTCAATGGCGATGCAAACAACATGGACATCTGCACATTGGCAGATCAACCAAACAAAACGGATGATACTTCCTTCCCTTTGTGGAAAAAAGCTATGTACGCCAACATGGGATTGCGTGCTATCTTCCGTGAAATCTATCAAATTTACGGTGGCTGGTCCCTTCAAGATACCAACGTATCCGGACTCGATGAAGTGACTACCAACCTACTCAACGATGGTACTCAATTCTATCCGTTTGTGACTGCATCATGGATTGCGGGAGTGGAATACATGGATGAGAATGGTGATAAATTTCAACTCAAACCAATTACGCTCGAGAAAATTCGTGAGATGGGCTACGCTGAAGATGAATTTTACGACACGCCATCAACGCCACAATACTACCGACCAGTGAAGAACGGTATCAAGATCTACCCGGCATGGGATACAAGCAAAGCTACAGTTTCAAATGGTTTAATTGTAAAGATTGGCGCTCAAGACATCGCACCTTTCACACCATCATCCACCACAACACAGCCTGGTTATGATTCTCTGGCCGGTCACGAAGCGGTGGCTGAATACATGAGTATGAAGTACAGTGATGAAAACGATTCCAGCAACTTCCAGAAGCGTGAAGCAGCATGGTTACGTGCCTTGGTCGCTATTAAAGCGCACTACAAGCGTAAGTTTATGGAAGTGAAACCAGCCATACGAAAAGGAGCACAAGGGGGAAGCTACGCTAGTCAATTTGTCTCTTAACTATGAATGAACAAGAACGGCAACAATTCCAAGAGATGGTGCAAAAAGTCGATGAAATGACTAGGATTTTTCAGAATACTTTTAATGCTGACGGCAGTATCAAAATTCCACAATTGGTTATACAGCCAAAAGATACTGCATTGACTACGCCTTCGGGAGCTGTCCGTGTAGAAACAAACATTGGTCCAATTAACGTGCTTGTAGTATGAATATATTTATCCCTCAAAAAGAGAGTAAGAAATATAGTGTCAACTTAGCCACTGATCTTTTTGGTAATTTGGCTCGTACTCGCAACCTAGACTTCAACCGTCCAGGCTACCTTTCATTAGCTCGTAAACCCTACGTACTTTACACAGAAGTAGAAAACGTAGACTTTGAAACACCGATTGCAATTCTTTCAGACGATGATGATTACTACGTAGTGACTTCAGAAGATGTATTTCGCATTGACCCGACCACTTCAAGTATAGGTGCAACACAGCTTACTGGCGGTACACCGCCAGGCGGTGGCTTCCAAGCTGACGGCGTATTTTTTAACGGTGAATTGCACGTATCTGATAGCAATAGTATTCACAGTTTGACCGGCTCTAACTGGACTGAGGATTATACTGGCCTTTCTTCCTCATACCCACACCCACTTTGTGTATCTGAACACCAACAGTACTTAGCGGTAGGTAATGGCAACACGGTCCGGCTTTTAAGTACTGCATACGCTTTAATTACTACGCTCACTATCCCTTCCGATCATGTAGTCACGTGGATTCGTTGGCGTGCAAACCTACTTTGGATTGGTACTCGTAATATTCAAGGCGGCGAAGCAAAAGTTTTTCTTTGGAATGGATCTGGCACCGCTGCACAAGCTGGTTATGGCGTTGGCGGGGAGTGGGCTTTTTCTGGATGCAACTATGATGTAGAAAGTACAATTGTTGTGGTTAGCTCCACTGGCCAGCTTTTAAAATTTGGTGGCTCTGGGTTTATTCCATTGCGCGATAACGCTGGAAATGAAATAGCTTTCCCAGTGTACCACTTAGGCGTACCATGGGGATCATCAGCGTCCACTTCCAATTTGATGGGTAAGGTGTCAAGTCGTGGTATGGAAGCACGCGGGAGTCGCATTTACATGGCGGTAGAAAACACTATTGCCTTTACCAATGGCGGTACACCTGACTTCTTGCCAAACTTCCCCGGCGGTTTATGGGTATTTGATCCAGGCGTAGGCTTGTACCATAAGGCTGGCGTAGACCATAAAAAGCACGCGGTGGTTTCTTTTAGCTCACTTGCCAGTGACGTTTTAACCATGTCTTCCGCGCAAGTGTACGAAACAGGCGATCCAGTAGAAATAATTGCAGTCGGATCACTTACTGGCGATATCGATACTATTATTTACTACGCAATTAAAGTCAGTAGTACGCAAATTAAATTAGCACTTACACCACAACAGGCCGTAGCTGGCGCAAACATTACCATCACCGGAGCCGTAGCCGGCGCTAGTATGGTCATGAATGTATACCAGTCGGTCGGAGCCTTTAAAACAGAGAGACAAGGTGGAGTATGTACCGTGAAGGCCGCTGGTGTAGCTCGATTTTCTGGTATTGAAGTACTGTACGGTGGGGACGTGGAACTTCCCGCCAGTGGTGCTTCTGTAGGGGCTGTTATGTCACTTGGCATGGGTAAGAACGTAGGATCGTTTGTTACCCCTAAGATTCAAGCCACAGCGGTGACAGATGCTTTTTCTCGGTTTGTTTCGAAGTTTGGAGATTTAAATATCAGCACTCGAAAAATTGTTGTTAAGTACCGTACTAAGCGCCGATGGGGTCTTCCTGGTCGCATGGATGTACGCAATGGTGTGGCAACGTGGGTAACATCAAGCACTTTCACAATCAATCCAAAAACCTACGACATGTACTCGGTCCAAGTAGGCGATGAAGTTGAATTCTTGGATCGTGCGGCGGGTGGTTACACTGCTCATATCACGAACATCACAGTCGATAGCGCCACACAATGGACTATTGCTATTGATGAATCAATGCCGGACGTGACTGCCACTGAAACTTCCCACATCCTTATTGATAATTGGACTAAATATCTAGTCATTTCTACCACCGATGATGCGGCTGCGGCTGCTTCTGGTATTAAAAAAGCAGCTCTTGGGGCTGATGGTGACGATGCAAAGAACAAAGCCAAGTGGATAGAATTGAAGTTTGAGCTACGTGGCTACACCGATATTGAAGAGACAATGGACTTTGAAGAAGTTATGCTCTTGAATACTGCTGACCAAAATTACGGATAAGGATATAGTTTAAATATGGCAGAACAAACCTACACAGTAAAAGCGGGGGATACTCTCTCTAAAGTAGCATCACAATTTGGCGTAAGTCTGAATCAGATTTCAGGCTATAAATCTGGCGATCCTAACAAAATTGGTGTGGGTGAAACATTACGTATTGCAACTCAACCGCCCGCACCAGTTAATACTGTAAACGCTACAAACCTTGGCCAGAATCAATTTGTGGTCCCACCAGTACCACCAGTCACTGGTTATGATGGGTTAATTAAAAGTAGCCAAGCAGCTATAACCACGCTCACGCCGGAAGTCGACAAGGGTAAAACCGACATCCAAACCAAGTACGATCGATTAGGCCAGCTTCCTACTGAGCGTGCTGACGGCTATAAAGAGTCTGGCGTGTACGACAAGCAAGCGGAATACAACCGCATGGTTAATACCATCAATCAAAAAGAGCTCGGCTACCAAACTCGCATTGATAAAATCCGAAACGAGAATCCAACTGGCCAGCTCACTGAAGGCCAGCAAATTGCTATCGACAAACTCGGCAAAGATTGGGCTATTGAAAAAGCTGCCCTCAGTATTTCTGCTGCTTTTGCCAAAGATGACTACACCACGGCCAAACAAATCGTAGATGATCGCATCGATGCGGAAACGGAAGGGCTGAAGAATGAGCTTGAAGGCTTAAAGTTTTTCTATAGTGAAAACCAAGACCGGCTGACTGACGAGCGCAAACAAATACTTGAATTCCAAATTGCTCAAGTAGAAGAAGAGAAGGCCCAAAAAGAAGAAGTGCTATCACAGATTGGTGCGATTCAACTAGCAGCCGCTGAAAACGGTGCACCGGCTGACGTTATTGTAGGCATCGGAAAGGCCACTGACCTCACCACTGCTATCACCAAGGCTGGCTCATGGGTAGACCAAACCATCGATCGTAAGGGTACTAGTGGCGGGGGCTCTAGCCTTATTGATTTAGCTCCAGAAGATGAACGTATCCTTGCTGGTGCTGGCTTTTCTACTGCTGATATTAAAGATATTCAAAAATCTGTCGCGGAATTTGGTATTGAAGCCACCATTAACGCACTCTCTACAGATGCCCAGAAAGCTGCGGTCCGTAAGGTATACAACGTGGCTGAAGGTGAAACTATGTACACGCCAGAAAAAATTAACACTGCTGCGACTATGAAAAAAGCTCAAAGCTGGCTCAAAGCTAATTTCACTGAACAAGAGATCATTAAGAAAGCCCGCGATGCTGGTGTAGGATCACGCCGATTCTGGTTTGATAAATCAGATTCCGAAGTGCTGGCTGAATATCTAAACTCTGAAAAAGCTCGCCAAGAGTATGTTGACTACTTAACAGAAACCGCGCGATCCGCTGGCAGACTGCAAGAGTAACCAACATGCACTATGACTACTTCTCTCTACGAAAGAATCAAAGAACAGCAAACTGCTAGGCAGAAGCCAGTAAAGCCATTACTGAATACTACTGGTACAACTCCCCTATTCATCCAGCTCCTTACTAAGACCACGCCAGCACCAAAGCAAACACCAGCCGACCAAGCTGCGATTATTCAACGTGACCGGGAGCGTGGGGTATCTATCTCGCAAGGCACCCCAGATCCAGTACAGATTCAACGCCAGTCACTCAGTAAGATTCCAGTCATTGGTAAATTTCTTACTGGTACTGGTCCACAAGGGCCATCAAACAGCTTATACGAGCCAGGCTCATTTCAGCAGTCTCTTGTAGAGAAAGGTGTAGTAGGATTTTTGGTAGAGGGTTTTCAAAAAAAACTTAATCCAACACGTGCTGAAGTAGGTGAGCGCATCTTTTCTCGGTATGAAGATTTGGCTGATGTGGAACCGGATGAAGATCGCCGACTACGCCTTGCGGTAGAAGATACAATTGCCAACACACCAGGCACTGCTAAAAATATTCAAGATTTAATGAAGCCAGGTGTCGTACTTTCAAAGCAAGAAAAGGAAGCATTGTTTTGGACGAACCTACTTGAAGACACATTTGCGGTCCTTGATGCACCAGTGTTTATTGGTAGTACCAAAATTCCAAAAAATGCCCTTCTTACCTTCTTAAAAAAGACTGACGATATTGATGAAATTATTCCACGCCTACGAATGGTGGGTATTTCAGCGGACGTGGCTGAAGATGTTGCACCAAAAATTGCCAAGTCGACTAATGAAATTCAGATTGCACGATACCTCGAAGATGCAAAGAAAGCAGTTACTGAAAACACCAAGCCATCACTTTTTAATCGAGTAAAGGAAAGTATCACTACCAAGCTGACACCGGGCAAAGTAGACCGCTTCTCTGAAGCAGCACAAAGTGGTGGAAGAGTAGCTGATGAAGTCACACCATCAACCGTCATAAAGCGTGCCGATGAAGTGAAAGAAGGGGAAATAGAACGCTTTTTCAGATCATCACAAGGGGGTAGTAAGTTTGAAGAAATTGTACCGGATGATGTGGTCCCCGCTTTTATTCGTGAAGACCTTGATACCTTTATAGTGAAGCAAGGCGATGAATTCCAAGTGATTGAAGGTAAAACCGGCCAGCAGATTGGTGACGGTGGGCGTAACGTAGCGGAAGCAGTCCAGAAGGCCAAGGCAGAAGTGGAATCAATGGGGAATGAGCGACTATCTGAATTTATTTCTAACTCACCGCTATCCCCACGTTATACACAGGTACGTGCGGAAGTACCAAAAGAAGCGCCTAAACAAACATTAAAACAGCCACCACGTAAGCTACCAAAGGGTGTAATCACTGCTGACCAGCTTCGATTAACTGACAAAGCAGCCGCACGTAGACTGGCCAAACTAGAAAGAATGGCTGAAACTGCACCGACTGTTGATAAGTTTGTGGATAACACTGGCATTACCAAAGAAGCATTGGATATGACTGTGAAGAAGCAGGGGTATAAAGATGCCAATGAATTCTATGAAGCCAATAAAGCTGAGCCAATGAGCCAAGCGGAAATGAATGTCCGAAAGAGTAAAGCTGAACCAGATAACCGAGTGGCACCGGATGAAGACCAAGCATACTCACTCATGGCTGAACAATACGAAGGTAGTGATTTTGTGATGAACGTAAAAGCTTCTGAAGCTGAGGAAGTGGTAGACAACTTGCGTGCGGTTTTTGCTGATATGAAAGGGATTGAAGTAGAGGACGCACTGAAATTCACTGAAGAAGACTTGGATAAAATCGAGATGGAATACCAATTCTTGATGGATGCACTCATGGATGATCCAGCTCGCCAGCTAGTGAAGTACGTATCAAAAACCACCGGCCGGCTACCAGAAGTGACCGGAAAGGATACGATGATGGATCTTCGCGGCGGTAAAAAGGAAGTACGCAATAGTGAATTCGGAAAGCGTGGCGACCAGATTCTTCAAGAAGTCTTTGGGTACGAACGCCAAGTGACTCGAGAAGAAGCCCAGGAGTTTGTAGAAGCGTACATGAAGCGCCGTGATGAAGCACGTGAAATCTTTACCAACCTCAAGCAAATCCGCAACAGTATTCGGCTCGCAAAGCAAATGGATACCTTTGTTGAAGTGAATCAAAAGAAACTGGCTAATGAATTCCAGAAAAACCGCAAGGCTCTTACTGCCATTGTCGAAGCGGCTGAACGTGCTGGCTTCCGGAAGGGTGTAGAGCGTGGCAATCGAAAGTACGAAATCATGGTGGAGAAGCTACGGTCCCGCCGTAATACCCTAGGGGGTATCAAGTGGCGCTACTCACTCTCATCCGGTGAAATGCAAAAAGCCATGGAATTCGCGCAGAAAGAGATGAACGATATCGCTATACCAGACGATCCTCGCTTCATGACCAAGGCTGAATTCACTGAATACAGTGCCAAGCTAGAAGAGTATGCACAAAACCTTGAAGCAAGGCGTATTGAACGTGGCATTGTAAAGACCATCATTGAGCAGAAGGAACTTAAGAATACTGAAAACCTACGTGAAGTAATGGGCTTGCCACCGCTGTCACAGATGTCACTTGAAGAGATGGGGCGCTATGAAAAGGTGCTCAATAAATTCCGTGACGGTGATGAATTCTTATCGAAGCGTACCTTGGAAGTAATCGATCGCACTGCTTTGAAGGGGGCACGTACCGTAAGACAGGTCCAAGAATATCTGGCTAAAGAGATAAAGACCGTACTAGGCCGAGACGTGTCACCAGATGAGCTACAGAACCTCACAGCTAGTGCGGGCGATTATCTACGCTGGGATACTGCTTTGGCTGAATCTAAGCCATTTTACGGCTTCATGGTGAATCGTGCACAGAAACACATCATGGACGGTGAAGCCAATTTCCTACGGATACAGGATCGAGCCTTCCAATTGGCTGAGAAGGCAAAGAAATCTCGCGTGAAGGCCAATACCGCCAAGATTAAATCACTGAAGGCTGAACTACGCACCACTACTGATCCAGATGCTCGCCGCGCCATCAAGAAGCGTATGAAGACTTTGGGCTGGCGCGCAAACGTAAAGCAAACAGTGGTCCCTACCTACACTCGCATCATTAAGTACCTCGAAGCGCGTGGTGATGAAAAAGAAATGTTTTGGAAAACACTGACCAAACCAGAACAAGAATACGCCACCTTCATTCGAAACTACTACAACAGTGCATACAACTACCTCTCGTACATCAACGAGCTTCACGGAAGCCGTTATATTGATGCTTACTTTACCCATGTCCGCAAAGGATTCCTCGAAAAGTGGACAGATGATGGTTTTGTGGCCGCAATCAAAAACATGTGGGATGCACAAAAAGAAGATATGGCCATCGCCAACATCATCGACTCTGATACTGGCCGAATTCTTCCAAAATCTAAATTCTTCCAGTACACCCTCGAGCGTACCGGCGTAGGTGAAACTAGCCAGAACCTCACACAAGTATTCCTTCAGTACGCTAAGCTACTCGAGCGTAAGAAGATGCTGGATAAAATGGTGCCAGAACTGGACGTATACACCTCGTCACTGACACCAAAAGAGCTTACTCAACGTGGACTCGAGATGGATCGAACCATGAAGGAGTTTGTAAATAACTACCTCAACAACAAGCGCGGCCGCCGATTTAATTACGGTGGACTGGTAAAGCAAAACGGTCCGGCTGATATCTTGCTTCGAACTGGTAACACCCTCGTATCATTTATGGACTTGGGGCTTAACTTCCTTGCTGGTAGTGCTTCGCTGGTGGGTGAACAGGTGACTAACTTCGTGGCTCTTGGGAATCGTGGCACGCTTCGTGGCTTCAAGCGCCGTATTTGGGACACTGGTATCAAGCGTTTGGTAGATCCTAATGCAGCAAAAATCCTAAAGGAAGCTGAGCCATTTATTGGCCGCAACATCTGGACTGAAATAGCAGAAGTCGACAAGCCAATCTTTGACAAAGCCATGCAAGCGATGTTTGGTTTATTCAGTCAGTCTAGCGTGGAAGCAAATAAGATTTTCCTACTTGGTAGCATCACTGATGCTGAACTGAAAGCAGGGAAGCTGAGTGCACAACGTATGGCTGATATGCGTTTGGAAGCTGGCCGATGGCGTGACATGGGTGACAGTATCAAGTCAATCGTGGGAGCTACATCTCCGGGCGGTGCGTACACCAAGTACAAAGGCTGGGCTATTCCAATCATCCGCACCACCATCAAAGACATCACCACAGTGGCATCGATGCTCAAAAAGGGTGAATTTAAAAAGACTCTTGGTGCCAAGGAAACGCGAGAACTTATGCGTGCAATTGAAGCTACCACTGCTGCAGTCGTGGTCGGTATGGTTATTGCTGCTGAAGAGGGTGATGATTCACCAATTGCAAAGCTTCGCAACCGTATCAAACAAGAAACCCTAACCATTTTAGGCGGTGTGGATCCTACTGTATTCCTTGCCACCCCACGCCTTTACTCATGGCTACAGCAAATGGCTACCAACCTCAAGCAATTGGCGCTACTTGAAGAGTACAAGACTGATTCAAAGTACGGTGACGAAGGGGACTTGAAAGGCTTGGGCGGTATCAAACAGCAATTTACACCAGGATTCATCCGTCAATTCCTTGGTGAAAATAAATCGACTTCAAGTATTTTGGACAGTATTCCAGAAAGTAAATCACCACGTAGTGCGCTAGAAGAGCTAGAAGCATTGGATGAGCTCGATACTGCTGACCTTGATGCACTTAACGAACTCGACAATCTGGACGACCTCGATGCCCTAGACGAATTAGATTCACTATAAGCGACTGACCAATTATTAACCCTGTGCGATACTTAAATCATGGCATCCGAGAAAACAAAAGAGCAGCGATATGAAGACTTAGTGAACGCCGTAGCTGGCGGGGAACTTAAAATGGTAAAGTTTCTCTGGAATCTTTTGTCCGAAATTGATGCAAAAGTATCTAGTACATGCACTAAAATCGCTGACGAACGCTATAAAAATGTTGATACGCTCTTGGCAAAGCTTCGCGCGAATCCACCAAAGGATGGAAAAACACCAAGCAAAGCTGAACTGATGGCACTAATAAAGCCACTTATTCCTAAACCAGAAAAGGGAGAGGATGGCAAAACTCCTACTAAAAAAGAACTGCTTGCGCTTATTGAACCGCTGATACCAGAAGCGCCAATTGCTATTCCTGGTAAGCCAGGGAAAGACGGAAAGCCAGGAGTTGGCCGTGTCCCTCGACATGAGTGGCGGGGTACTTTTATTCGTTTCGAACAGCCCGACGGTGAATTTGGTCCGTGGGTGAACCTACAAGGCGCACCGAGCGAACCAATTCAATACGGTGGGAGTATGCCATCTGTTACTGTGATTCAAGGTAATAATCGCTTTGAAGGTGTAGCAAAGATTGTACTTGATGAGAACCTAACCGCTACACGTACACCAAATGGTATAGTCATTTCAGCACCTTCCGGTGGTGGAATGACTGAGCTCACACCACTAGAATCACCAGATGGAATCCTTACAGTTTTCACTTTTACTCAGAAACCAAAATTTATTCTTACTGAGATCAGTAACTTCGTAGAGGGCGCTGGCTATGGTTTTACCTGGGCTGGAAGTGAAGCCACCTTACCAATAGCACCGAGTACATTTGTGCGCGGTTATGTATAATATTAAAGTATGAAACAATTATTTATTGCCGTAATGGCCTTCTTCTTTGTCACTTCAACCGCATACGCGGTTTCGACACAGTTAGATTTTTCAAATGGTGTAGTCCGCTTTTTCAAGCCAATGCACACAGCTTCACTGCAAGTACCAAGCGTTATCGCAACATCAACCACTGCAACTTCCAGCTTCCCTATTCTTTCGGTAGGTAAGCTCTTAACCGAAGGTACTAGTGCTGGTGGTTTTACCACTTTTGATTCTACCAGTAGACTTGTTCAAGAGACATACCAAAAAGCAGAATACCCCGGCCACTATAGTGAACTTCAACGCCTTATTTGGCGTGATGATCTTGCCAAACCAGTAATAGCTTTTCAGGATGGATCCGGTGCAAATACAGCAACGCCTAAATCAAAAGCATGGCTGGTAGCACACAACCTCTCAAATGGTACTCAACCATACGCAAACTTTGCTTCCTTCCCTGCTACTGTATACGGTCCAAACACTACCCCTGCACAAGCGGACTATTTCTACATGGATGAAGCCACTGACACGTTTTACCGCTGGGATGGAGTAACTACTACTAATAACGGCACAATCGCGGCAGGATCATGGGTAGCACTCACGGCACTAGAAGAGCTGTATGGTCCAAGACACCAACATTTTTCAGTTGAAACTACGGATGATGGTGGAAACAATCTGTATACCAGATGGGCAGTGCAATACGATGAAACTATTCCACTTCAGTCATTTGTGAATAGTAACTACCGCTTTTATGCTGGTACATTCCTTGGCCAAGACTATGGAAATTTCATCATGGATGGCCGGATGTACAACACCAACGACTTCCAGTTTTACCCTACTGCTACTAACACCAACGACCATAAGAACCTAGTCAGCAACAACACCAAAGGTTTTCGCATCCAGAAATCATCCCAACCTATCACTGGTACGGAAGAAACAACACTGAGCGCACTAGGATCTAACTTTCTCTTTGTAAATGATGCACTCAACGTGCTTTCTACTGGCTATTACAGTGGGAATTTGAGTGTAGGTACTACTAACGCAAACGCTAGAGTGACCATTCAAGGCACCGGATCAAATGATTTGCTTGATGTCGATAATAGCAGTGGCAGTAGTGTCTTCACCATTCTTGCTAGTGGCGCTACACGACTCCTTGGAATCACTGAACCAACCGCACCATCGGCCGGTAATCTGCTAACATATGCAAAAAACATAGCTGGCGAACTATTTCTTTTCATTAAGAATCCGGCTGGCCAATCAATGCCAACACAAGATGCGTTTTGGAATCAAGCCACTTACATGTGGAAGCCTACCACCGCTACTGATGGTCTTTGGATAGGTACTGCCGGAGCCGGCGCTGGTACGTTTGCCAACACGCTTCCTTCAAACAGCACTCTCTACACTCAAATGAAGCGAGCTAGATACTCAAACGTAGCTACTACTACAAACCAAGTACTTGGCCAGCGAAATACTGAAGCGATGTGGTGGCGTGGTGATTCAGCCGGAGAAGGGGGATACTTTGTGTGCTCAAACTTTGGGTACAACACTTGGACTAATGGCAGTCGCCATTTCTTTGGTTTACATTCTGGAACCACTGTAGTTTCAGCCGAACCATCAGCACTTAACAACACAGTCGGATTTGCAGTAGATTCCGGTGATAACGGCGCAATTTCATTCTTGACTCGAGATGGTAGTGCTGCTACTAAAGCACCAACTGGCTTGACTATTGTGAGTGGCAAAGGGTACAAAGCATGTTTCTACGCAGCACCAAACAGCTCATCAATTGGCTGGTGGATTAAAGACATAAACACTGGTACTGAAGCATCTGGTACAGCCACAAATACTCTTCCAACCAACACTACTTTCCTCACTGTAGGGGTCCTCGCATCAAATGCGGCACTGACAGCAGCTAACGCAACACAATTGGAAGTCAACCAAATCACGGTCCAGTCTGATTACTAACAGTAAAAAAAGACCAAAACTCAAAAATAAATTACAATGTTGGTATAACATTGTAATTTTATTATGGACGCATCACTTCTTTCGATACTGCCAAACCTATCAATTGGGGTCATCTCAATACTAGGTTTAATCTACGTTGTCATTAAATTCTTGGATGCGCTCGACAAGCGTACAATCCAGCACGCAGAAGCCATGAAAGAGCGAGAGCAGGCACTACGCCAGGTAGAAAAGGATGTACGTGAGTCTCTATATAAACACCTCTCTGAATCCACTGTGGCTCTTGTAGAGAATACCAAAGTGCTGTCACGTGTTATTAGCCACTTAGATTCAAATTAAATATGGAACCAGTCACTAGGATCTACGGACTTGGAGCAGAACCATCACCAGTTGATATTCGTGACTTCACTTTCCTTCCGGATAAAAATCTACCAGTAACCATTCCACACCGTGGTGGCGAACGGTATAAGCCAGAAGACATTGAAGACCAACATCGAGTGGGTATCTGTACTGCTATCTCCCTCACTATGAACGCACGCAAAGCGCTGGGTATTAAATTCAGTGCCGACTTCCAGTACCTACTCCAAAAGAAGTTTTTTGATAAGAATTGGACTGAAGGATCTAGTGCCAAGAGCGCACTGCACATGGCGTACACTTACGGTTTTCTACCAGAATCAGAGTGGACGCACACCACTATTGAAGATCGTAAGCTCAGTTACTCAAAGTATATAGCCAAACTTCGGGCCATTCCCAATACTGAGATAGATCGATTGCTTAAAATTGCTGCCCAACATAAGCGATTGTCTGGGTATGCATCGGTCCCTGTGAATCGTGATAGATTAGCTGAAGCAGTAAATGAAAGTAAAACTGGCTTGATTGTACGCTTCGTAGTAGGGCGTGAATGGTATACCGCGCCTATAGAACCACTGAGAAGGGCAATAACACCGATTTCCGGGCATTTAATCACGTACTGTAACTATGACGGCATGTCATACCGTGTAGCCAACTCTTGGGGCGATGATTGGGCTGATAAGGGTACTGCATACGGACTTTTAACTACCTACCCACCTACTGAAGCTTGGATCCCTTACTATTCTGAATTGCCACCAGTTATTGAAGACCAAAAGAAGCAACTTGAATCTTTATACGGCCAGATACTTAACCTGCTACAAAAAATGGTAGCGCTCATGAACCTCACCAAGTAGCACTGAATAACTAAAGCGACCAAAACCCACTCTAGTGGTAGCATTTAGGTACTGCACACGCAGTCTAATAATGTGAATTAATTTGTATGAAATCATTACTAAGCTCAAAAACGTTCTGGGTTGCAGTCATTCAAGCTGTAGTCGGTGGTTTGGTCATTCTCTTCACTGAAGTACCAGACCTTGTTGGATACGTAGCCATCGTGAAATCTATCGGTGACATTCTTTTGCGTATCGTCACAACTGAACCAATTCGTAGCATAACCTAACCGCTATGCTCTAGTACCGGCTATCTCCGGTCATCATGATACTCGCTAGTTTCATCGTTGCTGCTTCCACGGCTATGTTCGCACCAGGAATCAGCAACAACATACCGGAACTGGATCCACTTCCTATACTGGCTGTTGACGTTATCCATCAACAGCCAGTAGAAGTGAAGCCACTTCCAAGCACAAAACCAAATAGGGGAAGTGCGTGCAATTGTTACAACATCTTGAAAGATACTTTTTTGGATGTACCACCAATGGAAGCTATTTTGCGTCAAGCTACCAGTACCGTGGGTAACGTAGCGGTGATGCAATATCCAGCCACACCAGACTTCCCAAATGGGATGCCGCACGTAGCCTTGGTCCGGGCAGTACTACCAGATGGATCACTCGAGATTGAAGAGTATAACTACAAACGCTGTACCCACTCGACACGCATCATCCCTCCCGACTACCATCGCTTAGTGGGCTTCACTACTCTCGACTCATAGACTCCCCTTCCCTACTCACATGGATATGCAAAAAGCACTCTCTCGAGTGCTTTTTGTGTGATTAGGACATATGCGATAGGGTAGGGGAGTGGTAGATAGCCTTATTCATAGCCATATTCTTACGTGACTGAAAGTAGACGATTTTACGAGATAAATCAGCCGGGGGAGTGGTGTTCCATTCCCTTTAGGGTAGAAATCTCGGCTAGGCGATACCCAATCTACTACGTGAATTTATGATCTCAACCATCAAATCCTCCCTGGCCACTTCCCTCATGTAATTTTGCTCGATCACCTCCTGAATCTGCTTCTCAGTAGTCACCTTTATACCCTGCTCTTCAAGCAAATAGAAAGCCAAGAGTGTCATCAAATCTTTGCGCTCCATCTTCTTCATCCTCTGGCGCATTTCAAACTCGCTCATACTATAAAGAATTGTCGTAATAACTCTCGATGCTTTCAGTGTAGTCCTCTTCAAATTTTGGGTCTCTCTTCACAGCTTCTCTATTTATTTTAACCAATACATTTATGCGCTCTTGCCTAGTTTCAATTTCTCGATTTATTTGCTGAATCTGATTTAAGATATCTTCTTGTCTCATAATTTTAATAACTAATTACTCTCCATCCTCTACTGATATCACTGTATAGATACCCTGTGTAGTCATGTGGGTATCCAGTATTGTAAGAGAGTTTTCTAAACCTTATGTATGCTCCGATTCTATCGACTACTGTGCGTTTCCTATTGCCTGGAGATATCACGACCGACCCTTTTTTTAATTTATCGAACTGTCTTCGAGTCATTGTTTTACTTTTCAACTCTACCTTTGCCGGCAACTCTCTTTTACAGTGAGGACAGCGCATACTATTCTTCCCCTCTTAGCTTGATAAACATCGCTTCAGTAAGCTCAGCATTAAACTCAATCTGATCATGGCAGCACTGGCACGCTACTACCCACTGCTTTGGAGAAGCCAATAGAACTGCATCCCCTTTGTACCACGCTCGCTTATGGCGGTGAGCTGGTGCTAGTGGCCAAGTCTTGGTGCATCCTTCCAGATTCAGCTCACAGACCTTCATATCCATGGCCTTGGCGTAGTCCGCAATCAATCCTCTGGCGGTTTTATTGGCCTTACCGACCTTACCTACCTTCCGGATGTTTTTCTTCACCTTGAGCGTTGTATGGCTTTTCAGTGTGGTCCTGGTAGTCAAACCTTTACGCTCAGACTTACCGTATACACTGCCCCACGGCTTTCTTGGATTTTTAAATGTTGATTGTTTCATTTTTAGTTTTTTTAGGACGACCACCTTTCTTTCCATTCTCACGTACTGCTGCGGCTTTGGCTTCGCTCTTTTTCTTTCCACCAAGGCGGCCAAGAGCTACCGCGTGGGGATTCTTATTTGTTGACATCGAGTACTGCTTTAACGATTAAACCTACGTACATTTGGCTTAGACTTTTCTTAGTATCCATTTGCTTCACTAGCTTCTTGATCTCATCTTCATCCCTTAGATCCTGGTGTACTGCTTCACGAACGATATCGCGCATCAGTTGTTGTTCAAACATAATTTATTTCTTATTAACTAATACGCTTAGGTTATCAAAACGCTTAGGTTTTGTCAAAGCCCTCATAAACATGATGGGGATATCGCTATCACTTTCAACGTGCTATCCTTTTGACATGGGCAAAAAGGTTGTTAATGAAGACTATGCAAAACCACTATTCACTCGCATCTACCGGAAGCACCGTAAGATGTTAGATGAATTAGTGCACAGCTTTCCTCTCATAAAAATTAAATACCCACGTAAAGATGGTCCACAAGAGCGCCCAATTACCGACACTGAAGTGGTCCAAGTAGCAATTGAAAAGCTACACCATCGCCGCGTAATTGCACCTACAAAACAACATGGCACAAGAAACATACACAACAAAGCTATTTCATCCGATAACTCTCGAACAGATTGAATGTAGAGTATTTTTAAACTATTATGGCCTTGGTCATGATGGCTACCGTTTTAAAGGTGATTCAGTGATGTATAGTAAAGAGGAACTAGATGCGATGGCTCCACAAACCGAGCCATCCGGCTAGGTTTTATAATTAACTTTACGTGCTTATGAACACAGAAGATACAACTGTCGACAGTGCAGCAGAAGAAACTAGTGAGGAAACTGAAGCGGAAACTACCGATGAAGAGACCGAGCAAACTGAAACCGAAGCAGCAGAGTAGTAGAATGGATTTAGATTGTTCTTTCTACAATTAAATACCTCCAAAATTCTAACGCTAAGAGTAAAGGCCCGCATGTTATTGCGGGCCTTGCTCGTAACCCTGAGCAGGGAGATAAGGATCACCTCCTTTCAGCGGTTGTGCGATTCGCAGTATGGGCAGTCCGGTATCTCGACAGCACCGTGAACGGGGCATTTTCTGGTGGCTTCTTGCCTTCGCACTTCGGAAATGTGCGGGATAACCGGTGCCGCGAGATCGAGCCGGTCCGGCATGGGTAGTGACAATTGCTTTTCATGCTGCATGGTCCTTCTCCTTGGTGAACAAACCTACTTCTATTATGTGGATAAACTGTGGATTGGTCACTGAGTAACCGTGTACAGAAGCAGTGTATCAACTGTGGAAAATCTGTGTATAACTGGTCCACTATCCCTACTGGCTTCTATGTGCTGTTTTTTGTACACACCTTTTTCCCCATATGTTCACACTTTATTCACAGTCATTACTCTCCAAATACTGTGCAATTACTCTACAATTTGCACTTTCCCACATCTCCACAGGGCTAATAGTAGTAATAAATTTTTTAAAAAAGAAATAAGACACTGCTATCCCCATGGTGTATGATAAAGCTACCCGTGGTGGGAGATATGCTAATCTTAAAATTAAATTTATGACACAAATTTTTAAAGTATTGAAGAATTTTGAATTAGATGGTGAACCGGTCCGGATTGGCCAAGAAGTAGTGTGTCGAGCACGTGAAGCTGAAGCACTACAAAAACAAGGTTTTATCACACCATCAGACCGTGAACTTGATCCGGCTGAGCCAAAGGATGCTGAGCTGATTGCAAAGAGTAAGTCTCGAGCTGAAAGACGACATAGTGAAATCACTGGCGCAGAAGCCCAGCGTGATGAAGAAAAGAATGAACGTGAAATTGAGAAGGATGTTGACCGGGTTGCTCGAGTAGAAAAAGCCAAAGTCTTGGCTGAAAAAGTCGGTCGCATTGAGGATATAGAAGCACTTGAAGCCATGACGATTGAGCAGTTAGATAAGGAAATTGAAGTGATGAGTGCTGCTCTTCCAGCGGAAAATAAAGAAGAGACAGAAGAAACAACTGAAGATGCCAAGCCAGAAGCACCAGCACCAACTTCACGCAATCGAACTGCTAAGGGATAACGCTAGCGGTATCCCTGTGCTAAGATTTAGGCATGGCACGTGGGAGTAAAACAAAAACAGCAAAACAACAAGAAGCTGCCATCAAGGTGGTCCAAGAAAAGAGCCTGGATTTAACAGAGGATGTGGATCGTTATGATTCTAAAAATCCTCGACAGGCTCTTTTTTTGCAATTGTATTTTGACCACCGCTCACCTACGTGGGGAAACGCAAAGCAGTCAGCTATTGCTGCCGGATTTAGTGAAGAATATGCGGATGTAATTACCTACCAACAACCTAAGTGGTTCTCGGATTTCATCGGGCAACAAGATATCGCTTCACTTATTGAAAAACATGTGGCAGAAGTGTTAAACCTCCCAACCGTGACTCAAGCTATGGGTGCTTTTGGTCCCATAACCACCACTGAAACCATCAAAGTAGAGAAAACTTTTAAAAATGGTAAAACCCGACTAGTGAACAAAAAGATTAAGGTCCCAGTCTACGTACCAAACATCAACGTGATCAAAGAGAAAACGGCTGTGATGAAGATAGCAGCACCCGCGCACAATCCAGAAAAGTACGGTAAGAAGACTGGTGGCAATAACAATTTCTTTTTCGATATGCGCCAAACTAAAGAGCGATACACATGAAATACCGTTTGTTTATAGAAGAAAATTTTATGATCGACTTCGCCAATACCGGCGAGTTGGTGCCTTTTAAATTCAATCCGGTACAAGAAATCTACTACGAAGAGCTATGCCGTGATTACGATATCGAAAAGAAGGGTATCAATATCCCGATTCGAGAAAACATTTTGAAGGCTCGGCGCGAGGGATTTTCTTCTTTTATCCTTGGTTTGTTTGCTGCTGATGATCTGATGAACGATAATCCGACTGAAACGGACGTACTTTCATACAAAGAAGATGCCACCAATATCTTTCGGAAGCGATACCGCACGTACCTACTCTCTTTTTTTGCAAAAGAATTTGGCGTGTCTCAACAACAGGTACGCGACAACATCAACATCCTTGAGGAAATTGCACCCAATGTATTTTCAACCGATGCCAATGACATCACATTGAAGCACAATAAGGCTCACTTTCAATGTAATACCGCCAGCGCTCGAGTGGGTGGCCGTGGTGGTGTACGCCATAAGATTCTCTTTTCCGAGATTGCTTTCTATCCAGATACTCAAAAAATTCTGGCCAGTGAGATGATTGAAGCTACCATGCGACAGGTAGATCCCGCATCCGGCTGGATATTTGCTGAATCTACCGAAAACGGACAGGGGACATACCAACACCGCATGTGGGTGGAAGCAAAACGTGGGCGCTCTCGCTTTAAAAACCGCTTCTATGGCACTGGCCACTTCTATGATGAAAAGCAGTTGGCAATTATTAAGTCGGAATACGTGGACATGGATTCATTCCGGCGTGACTATCCGCAAACAGAAGACGACCTATTCAAAGGATCCGCACGTTCTTTTACCTCAGAAGATCAGCTTACCAAGCTCATCGACCATCCGACAGCGGATAAAGACTTTGTGTACGCTGCTGAATTCCAGCACCAAAACGGAATGGACGTGGCTGAAATTATGGCGCACGACCTAGAAAAGCTGGCACGTGCTCATGAAGGGCGCTCCTTATACGTAGGAATTGATGAAGCGAAAGATATTGATGCCACTGTAATGTTTGTACTACGCGACCGCAGAAGGTCACTAAGGGGAGGGGTAAAGGGTATTGAAATCGATACTACACGTGGCGATTGGCTAGCTGACTGGTTTGAACGTAACACAAATTACTACGTAAAGCGGGTGAAATTTAGTAGACCATCTAAATCACTCATGTATTCCAACCTTCAAATCGTTATTGAAGATGAGCTCACTTCCCTTCCTGAGTGGAAAACGCCAGACGGCCAGTTTGTTTCGAAAGAAATGGAGCACTTTTATAACCAAATGATCACACTCGAGAAGGAAATCATTGGTGGAATGTTGGTAGTCCGACACCCGCCCGGCTCATGTAGCAAGAATGGCCACAACTATGATGAATGTCCGTACCATGATGACTATCCAGATGCTTGGATGATGGCTGAAGATATTTACGTGGATATAAATGGTGTACCAGAGCGCAAAAAGAAACCAGAAGTGCCATCAGTACCAAACATGATTCAAGGTATTCTTGACAAAGGTACTATTCGAGATCCCCGCCGTAACCGTGGGCGTTATGAAAGCTCATTTGAATAGTGCACCACTACTACTTTGACCAAAAAAGTGTAGTAAAGCATAATAAATTCATTACAAACTAGCGCCAATTATTATGACATTTCGTTTTGATACCGTAGAACACGCCAATAAGGATCGATACAGTGCCGCCATGACGGAGACACTTGATCCAGTAAATGATGGTGTACGCACCTATCCCGATGCAAGCTCGGTTCAAATCTCTGCATCTACCCTTGTCAAAACCGGCGCTGGTCGTGTGCAAGGAATCATTGTAGCTTCACACACTTCCGGAACTATTAAACTCTGGGATAACACTAGTGCTGCTGGTACAGTGCTTGTTGATACTATTACTCTCGCATCTGGTGAACGATTTATCCCGCTTCTAGGAATGAACTTTGCCACAGGTTTGTATGTCACGATTGGCGGTACTGCTAACATCACCGTGGTATACAATTAACCTATGACACAACGTTTAAAAGTAAGAGATATGGGGCAGTCGGCCTTCTTTGATGGCTCGACTAACGGCCTTCAACTACCTGGCTACACTCCCCCAGCATCTTTTTCTTTTGCGTTTTGGATTAAAGTCCGGAAGTACGTTGCATCAGATCGTATTTTTGACTTTTCTAATAGTGGCCCATCAAACGGTTTTTCATTCTTACTTGATGCCAATAGGAAATTTCTGTTTAACATCTTCAATGGAGCTTCAGCAGAAGTGGCTATCGTATCACCAGAAGAAGTACAACTACGCAAGTGGTATCACGTAGCTGTTACTGTAGAAGCAAACTCAGCCAAGCTCTACATCAATGGGGCACTGGTCGCTACTGATACGGCTTTTACCATGACCGCACCAACCGCTATGACTCCTACAATCGGTAAGCGTAGTGCCGCTGCTTCAAACTACACTGGCGCAAATATCAAGCAATTCATCTTTGCCGAACGTGTACTGACATTACCTGAAATAGCAAACCATTGTTTCGAAGGCATTAACCCAATCAATCTGAAGTACAAGATTGATTTTAATGGTGTTTCTACCGATGAATACGGCAACACTACCACTGATGTGGGTACTCTGGCTTACCGAACTGATTCACCAGTTACTTTACGAACTACTACTACCAGTAGAAGTAACGCTCAGTCGCGTGTGTCGACTCAAGATATGGGCACTATGCTTCGCTTCGATGGGGTAGACGACCAAGTGACAACACCACTAACCAGTGCAAAATTTGACCCAACTCAACCATACACTATCACTTTTGACTTAATGGATATTCCGTTTGTCACTACGTCACTTGGTATTGCTGGAATGTGGCTAGCGTCTGCTGGCCAAAGAAACTTTGGTATTTTGATAGGTTCTACTAGACGAGTTTCTTTTGTGATTCGAAACTCTGTAGATGCTTCAATTAATTCTGACGCTGCAGTATCAGTCCGCAGATCAATGAGAAACTTTGTTGCAGTTAGATTTGATGGTACAAACATGCAAGTGTATGTAAATGGAACCTGGAACACACCAACAGCTATAATTCCAGCCGCAGCCGGAGCGCAAGCTATCTTAATCGGTCGAGCTAATTCAGCCGCAAATCCTTTTTATAAAGGCCGTATTGATAACTTTAGAGTATTTCAAAAAGGATTGTCTGATGCTGAAATAGACAACTTGAACTACATGAACATAGTACCTGAAGAGATACTAGCTCAATATCTTTTTGACGAAGCTAGCGGATCAACTGCCCTCGATACTTCAGGAAATGGGAATGATGCCACTATTGTCGGCGCTACCTACACAACTGACGTTCCGCTTCGTCTACGCACAACGGCATAGCTATGGCTGAACAACCACGCAGACTCTCAGAAACACTATCAAAGTACCGTGAAGACAATGTACTGATTCTTAAAGAGCAAATTGATGATTTAGAGCGTGATCTCCCGCAGCGTTTAAAGGTACGTGAAGATTTAGAAGCAGACATTGTCACACTTACCGAAAAGAAAACCACGCTAGAAACTGATATACGCCAGCTTGATATTAAGTGCACTGATTTATTTGATGAGAAGACAGAGCTACATAGCGCTGTAGTGGCGCTAAAGTCCGATGTTTCAAGGCTCGAGTCACTACAAGCAGATTTGAAAACAAAGACTGCCAATCTGACCAAGGTAACTGAAGATATAAAGCGCCTTGAAGTTTATTTACGTGATCTCAATGAATCAATCCGGATAGCTGAAACCACACTAAAGGTATGTAACGTGAAGCTCAACAGCTTTAATGAGCGTGAAGCAGCAGTATCGGCTCGAGAAATTGCGGTGGCTGAGCGCGAAAAAGAAGCGGAAGCCAAGCTTTCACACGCTCAAACTATTAATGAAGACACGACCAAAAAGAATAATGAAATGATAGAACGCCAAAGGATTCTTGATTTAGGCGGGAAAACAATGGGCCATTACATTCGTGGTGTACAGGAAGTCTTTGATAAAAAAGGCATCAAGATAGATTTTCATCAACTTATCTCCGATATTAAGTAGACCAAAAAGCACTCAAGAGCTTATACTAATCACATGAGATACGATATCTTTGCCGAACTTCAAAAAGAAATTGATGATTTCGACACGGGCGGGTATTACATTACCGGTGAGCCTAAAAGTAAAACTGGCTATGGTGATCCAGGCCAGAAGGGTAAGAAGGGTGGCTACTACTACAGCCAGAAAGATACGCTTGAATCCATCGATATGGCTTCGGCTTCAAAGTACAAGAAGGGAATCTATGACACTGAAGGCCAGCGCAAAACCTTCATCAACGTAGTGAACTTCTACCGAGACGTGATGAAGATGAAGATCATCATTAAGGTATCAAACTACATTTTTGAGCCACGTAAGCTTGCCTATGAATGGCCAGTCTGGTCCCTCAAACAAGAATTCAGCATCTTCGCCGATGAGGAATCTTATGATGATGAACTTCAAGACCGTGCTAATGACCTTTCCACTTACGGTAGTGTAGTCTCAAAGCGTGCTGCCTACTGTACTGAGCGCGTGCCACTTCGAACGCTACGTAATACACAGTCCGCTAAATCTCTTTACCATGCTGCATCTACTGGAGGGTACGTGATTATAGAAGACGACAAACACTACAATGAAATGGCTGAGTACCCAGATTGGGATCTTGACGGACTTGCTAAGCACAAGAGCTACAATACTTTTGAACGGTACGCCTTGGTGCCTAAATCACTGTATGAAAACGAAGGTTGGAAAGAAAATGGTGGCGTAATTGAAAACGTAAAAGACGATGAAGACTGGATATTAGTCCAAGCCGTTTTGATTCCTGATGAAAAAGATATTAAAAACCGTGGCAAATTCACCAGCGGTAAAATTGTGTGGATGGAAATGGTAGATGAAGACTCATGGCCACTTGATGAGTGTCACACTGAGCGCATCGATGGTCGCTGGCTTGGCCGTGGTGAAATAGAAAAGCAGCTTGAAAACCAGATTGCACGTAACCTTACGGCTAACCTACGCCGCCGTGGACTCCTATGGGCTACCAAGAAAATCTACCAATCATCTGATGAGGAAGTACAATCACAGCTTTTGATGGAAGTGAAAGACGGTGAAGTGGTGTACGTGAAGCCAAATGGCACCATCACACAAATCAATACGCAAAGCCAGCAGCTCAATGAATTCAGCAGTGATGAAGCATCTTGGAAAGAAAACAGCCAGCAAAACGCTTTTGCTTTCAATATCGCTACCGGCGAGAACATGCCATCTGGTACATCTTTCAGTCTGGGTGTGGTGCTCGATAAAGCGGTATCATCCCACTTCACTGCGGTCCGTAACCGATTCAGTAACTACCTCAAGCGAGATTTCTTCAACCAGCTTATCGAAGTATTTAAGGAAGAATACGCTGAAGAGCATGAGCGCCCAATCAACATGTCGAGTGATGATATCGAAGCGTTTCGTGATTCAGTGATTATTTTCCACGCTAATGAGCGCTACTTTGATGCACTCGCCAAGCGTAAGAACCCACGGATGGAACAGATCCGCGCTCAAGTAGAAGAGGAACTAATGAAGAGTCCGTATGTATTCCTCACGATTCCTGATGACTTCTATGAAAACGCTATTTTCTACATGAAGCTGAACATCGATGATGATATTGGTCCGGATATCCAGACACTCACTACCATTTACACCACTATGGAACAGAAGGGTGATCCACGCTCTGAAGTGGTACTACGCCAAATCCTTTCAAAGCAAGGTAAGAGCTTAACCGCTATTGCTGGCAAAAAGCCCGCACCAGTGGCTCCAATCGCTCCTAATGGTCCTCAAGGCGGTCCAGGCCAATCAGTACCTTCACCAATGAATCCGGGCGCACCAGCGGCTGAAGTAACTCAGTAGTATGAAACTCAACGACTATCAAAAGAAATTTCTTCAAGATTTGGGCCGGAATGATACTGGTCGCAATTTAGTAGAAATCTTACTGGAATCCAAACGATACTACTCATCCATTGATACCATCGACACTTCACGTCCAACAGATTCACAAATCGAAGGCCGTAAGCTCTTTGCTGAATTCATTGACATCATGATCAGTGCCATCCAAACCCAAAAGCACAATCCACGACCAATCGCACAAGATGATTTTACCTCTTAACTACAGCTATTGTTTGACCAGAAAACAGCTATCGCTATACACTGGTGCTAGGACAGCGGCTCTCCATACCAAACCGCCATTTGTAAAATAAAATATAACCATCACATGCTATTCGCAAACGATGAGCACGACACAGATCGTGACGAAGACATCGACGCTGACGATGAAAAAGACAGCGAAGAAGAGGACGATTCCGAAGAAGAGGACGAGGATATTGATGCTGACGACTCTGAAGATTCCGATGAGGAAGAAGAAGAGGACGAAGACAATAAGCCAGTTACTCGGAAGGAATTGCGCGAGATGCTTCAAGGTAAGAAGAACGCTCGCAACGCTGCCGACCGTGTTTCCAAAAAGAAGGGTCGGGATACCAGACAGCCATCAGAAACGGATAAGCGACTGGAAGCCCTAGAAAAGAAAACCAACGAAGCGTTGGTCCTTGAAAAGAAGCGTACCTTTGGTTACGAGAACAACCTGTCGCCGAAGCAAGTAAACTACGTCTTTCGCCTTACCAAGCGACCGACTGCCAGTTTTTTAGCAAAGCCACACGTTAAAGCCGCACTTGATGCCATCAAAGCTCAAGAGAATGTGAGCCGAAATACGCCAACCGGAAGCGGGAAGCGCCCACGTGGTGGTGAGTCTAAGAAATGGACTGAGTTGAAACCTGAAGAGCGACAGGCATCACTAGCGGATCGCCGCCGTGAAATTCTTGCAAACAAAGGCCGGTAATTTACTGGATTTGATGGCATAAACTAAACATTACAATGTTTTTCTTTGCCTTCGACAATCCAACAGCAGCGTTCACCGCTGCGGATGTAGCTGCAAGTACTCCAGAAATCTGGGGTGACTACATCATGGAACCAAACTTCCCAAAGGCTGTGTTCGCTAACTTCTTCACCGATCTTACGTACCTAGCTGAAGAGGAAGGGGACGTGATTCACGTTCCAGACATCTACACCAACACGTTTTCTGCTTCAACGCAGAGCACGCAGGGTAACGGTGTAGTTGACCAAAGCCCTGCACAAGTCGATGTCACTTTGAACATCGACACCCACGCTTACGTAGCCTGGCTCTTCGGAGACAAGACTATTAAGCAACTCGCCAATAAGGAAAAGCTTAACGAAGCGTATGCCCGCGAAGCTAAAAACGTCCTTATGGTTGAGCTTGAAGATGCACTTGCTGCATTGTGGTCATCTCTCTCCACTAACGTGATCGGAGATACTACAACCGTTCTTTCAGATGCTGAGATCCGAGATGCTATCAACGCGCTTGATACGCTCGATTACGACCTCACTGAAACAGCGTTCTTCTTCCATCCGTTCGTATTCTGGACACAGCTTGGCGGTATCGCTAAGTACTACAGTCAATACAGCTCAAACTTCAACTTCATCCGCCAGGGTAACTTCGGTCCGGGTGATCAAAGTCGAGGATTGCGCGGTGTGCTGTATGACCAGCCATGTTACGTCACTTCACGTGTAGTATCTGGTCTCCAGACTTACCGTAACCTTTTCGCTCACAAGAGTGCATTTGGATACGCACGTCAGACACCTGGCGTGGGCGGTGGAATGGGAATGTCTGCAAATGGCATCCGAATCCAAGCCGACTACCTACTTCAGAACCTTGGTATGCTTACCGTGGTCGACATGATGTACGGTGTAGCTGTGCTTCGAGAACAAGCAGCAGTTGTCGTCAACGCCAACAGTACAGCCAAGACTAGCTAACCAATAGTCTCAGTCTATACTGAAAGTCGCCGAAAGGTGGCTTACAGGAAATCCCCATTACCGGGGATTTTTTGTATGTGCATAACGTGGGGATAGCGATAGCGGTATCTTATGATACAATTCTGGTATGTCTGATCTCGATAAAGAGAAAGAGGAGTTACGGTCACAAGATTTGTCACCGGAAATGATGGCACGTGCCACTGCACCAAAGAAAACATGGTTTTTCAAGCGCTTAGGAGATGGAAAAGTATTTGCCTGTGAAGAGCGTGAAGCTTGGCAAATTGTATACAACCGTTCAACTTGGAAGCGCCGTGACTTTCAGCTACTTGGTACATCTGATGGTACTACCTATCACCGCATCACAAAGGAATCAATGGCAGAAGCACACCAGCTTGCACCCGAAATTGATAAGAAGAAAGCCGAACTACAACGCTACATGGATGCTGAAGAGAAGCTAGTGGTGGATGAAGCGGTCGATATGGAAGGTGATCCGACTGATGTGGTAAACGAAGGTAATAAGCAAAAGGTGATCCGGCTTCGAAACATCATGGATCGTTTGCACAGAGAACTCGACACCATGGAAGCCCGATATCGTGAAGTGACAGCCAGCGTAGTGAAGCGAGCGACTGATGCTGAAATGGAAGTCGCAATTGCCAATCAGAAGGCACGTATTGCACAGGGGCTAGATGTCGACTGGCCTGATGAAAACTTGAATATTCAAACACCAGCCGGAAGCCACAAGCCACGGAATAAGATCCTTGGTATTCTTGAAGGTAGACGATAAACATCATGCGAAAAAAGCACTTACGAGTCATCCAGATGATCCAAGAGGGTATCCCGAAGGAGCTTTTGATGCGGCTCACTAAAAAGGAAATCCAGGCACCTACCATCAAGAAGGTATTTGAATTGGCACTCACAAAGCCAGATGATGAAGTCTCACCACGCCAGAAGCGGAATATCCAAGCCATGCTGGATTCCGGCCGGCTGGATAGGGAAGTGGAAGTACTTGATCATGAAGTCGAAAAACAAATTGACGAGTATATCGCAGGGGAAATTGCCAAAGCAGTGAAGCTTGGGCGACTACCAAAGGAAGCACCAAAATTAAAACGATTACAATCTAAAGGTATTCAATATGCAAAACGGCAAGAAAAGCGGCTCAGACGTGAGTTTCTGGGCGAAGGTATCGATGTGGATGCAGCTTCGAAGGATGATCAAGAAGACCAAGCAGAGCATCCGACACGCTCATCTAACGATGAAACTCTACCAATCCCTAGCGCAGCAATACTCTAGTGACGAGGATAAGAAGAAGCACGCGGATTTGATGATGAAGTACGGCCAAGTGGAAGCATCCGCGATGGCTGAAGAGCGTGCTTTGCGTATCTTCCAGAGCATCGATTTGAACGACCCAACACTTTACCAGCCAGTAAAAGAATAACCATATGGTATCTTTCATCGCAGTAGTTAAGAACATGGGCCAAAAGTTTTCCTTCAAGGATGACATGCCCAAGACGACCGTGACTCTCACGCTCGAGATTAAGGATGGTCATGATAACATCCCTAATTTAGCTGAAGTGATCAACTCACCTCTTGAGTTTGAAATAAAACCTATTCAGCCTGGATTAATTACACAAAAATAGATATGAAATACAAGACAAAGCCCTGTGAAATAGAAGCTGTCAAGTATACTGGCACAAACGGAACTGAGATTTTACGTTTTATGTTTCCAGATATTGAGCCTGATGCTGAATCATTTGATGAGACTATTAAAACTCTTGAAGGTGATATGCATTGCTCAGCCGGGGACTACATAATTAAAGGATTAAATGGTGAGTTTTACCCTTGCAAGCCTGATATTTTTGAAAAGAAATACGAAGCTATTTAGTCATGAAAAAAGTTATTGGATACGGCCTATGTGGTCCAGGTGAAGCAGGGAGATACATGCGCGAAACGCTTGAGTGTTTTAAGCGGTTGTGCGATGAAGTGATCATCCTATGTAACAACTGTGACCAAGCCGAGCTGAATCTAATTGACGAGTACGGCTTCAAGCGGGTGAATGACCGGCGCGAGTGGGGTACGCACCAATGGCGTATCAAACAGGATTTTATAGAACGAGACATCAAGCAGATGGCCAATGAAGGCGATGTGCTTGTTTGTTTGGATATGGATGAAGTCCTATCTGAGCGCTGTACTAAGGAATGGCTACTCGAAGCTCCACTTGATGCGTATCACGTCTTCATCGTAGATCTTTGGAATGACCCACAACACTTTAAACCGGAGAGCTGCTTCTGGAATGTCCGGATCTGGAAGTGGAATGGTGAGACTAAATTCAAAGCCAAGCCGGTCCACTGTGGCCTAGCGCCGGAGTGGACATACCACTACCACCGTCATGCACCTTTTTTGCTGATGCATAAAGGGCTCATGGCTGAATCAGACCGCTTACGCAAAATAAAGCGATACGAGAAGTATGATCCCAACGCTGAACATCTTAGCCGGGTGTACTATGATATGCTTAAAAGCAATACAGCACGCCCACTGGATGAAAATGCTCTTGCTGACCAGATAGCTGAAGAGGTCGCCACTTATAATCAAACTAAACCTAGACAATCTATGGTAAAAAAACCAAAGCCACGTTTCGCCTACGTAAAGAATCCACATGGTGAAGTAGTAGATATTCCAGAAAAGCATTTGGCTCGCACCCTAAAACAGAAAGGATTTGAATTCATCAATTGGGCTGATGAAGAGCAAGAAGAGATTGAATCGATGTTCGAAGATGATGATGAAGTTGGTGTGGTCCCAGGATCACGGCCACATCCCGAGGTTTTTAAAACTGACCAAGGCAGCTACCAACGCAGTGCCCAGGATGAGAAGGAAGAAGTAGAAAACTTGAACGCTATTACCGATAGGCAAATGGCTGGCTTTTCTGCACCAGTACACACGCCAGTTGATGAAGAAGAGGTGGATGCTATGTTCAATGACGATGAGAAAGAACCATCCGGTGAAGCCACTACCGTCACCAGTGAGAACGTAGGTGAAGTGATTAGCGATGCCAAAAATGCAATTGATAGCTTACCGCCAGCACCAAAGAAAACCGTAGCTAAAAAGGCTGCTAAGAAAACAGCCGCTAAAAATAAATAGCGTATGTTTGGCCATGATCCAACCTGGAATAAAGAATTAGGCCAGCATACATGCTGTGGTAGTAAACATACCTACCACAAAACTAATTGCCCAAACAGGCGGTCAATGGTGATGGGACGGTTATCAGATCCAGATTTTATTAAAGTACAAGACTGCAAAGCGGAAGGGTATTCGTCTGGCCAGTGTGCCAGCTTACTAAATATGCCGCTTGAGCAAGTAAACGATTTATGGCTAGTATGAAAAAGATTCTTATTACCGGCGGGCTGGGATTTATTTTCTCTCACGTCACTGAGCATTTAATCAAAGGGGGGAATGATGTGATGGTCCTTGATAATCTATCGGCTGGGTCACATCCCCAACTGGCTGATGTATTTAAGCGCCTAGCACCACAGTACAATGCCCGCTTTACCTTCGTGGAAACGGATGTCTCTTTCACTACCACTATTCCAATCATCACTACTTTCAATCCGGAATACATCATCCACGCGGCCGCTATTTCTGATGTCGACTACTCAATCAAACAGCCAGTGAAGACTATTCAGGCCAACAACAACGCCACACTGAACGTCTTTGAAGCCGCACGCCAGCTTAAAAACCTCAAGAAGCTTCTGTACGTGTCGACTGATGAAGTCTATGGCGAGTGTGATCATCCTAAAGGTGAAGAGGAAATCATCTTCCCCAAGAATCCGTACTCACTATCAAAAGCATTTGGCTCGATTCTGCGCCTTGCCTACGACAATACCTATCCAGAGCTGAAGGATAAAACCGTGGAGACACGCTTTTGTAATGTGTTTGGTCCACGCCAAGATGATCGCAAAGTGATTCCCGCTATCAAACGTGCTCTTAATGGTGGTGCACCACTAGTCGTACACAATGGGGGAAATGGCTACCGGCAATACATACACGTATCTGAAATCCCGCCAATCATCTCGATGCTACTTGAAGTTGGCAACCGCACGTACAACGTCACCACCGGAGAAGGGCTGACTGTAAATGAGCTGATATGGCACGCTAGTCAAATTGCAAATAAAGAAGTACCTACGGTCCCTGGAAAGCGCAGTGGCATGGATATCAAATACCAGATGAATCCGACCCGCTTAATTCACGAACTTGGCTGGAAGCCACAGCGAAAAATGCTAGAGTGTTTGAAAGAGTATCTACTTTCATGATCACCATTCACACTACACCGCCACCAAATTGGGATGCACTTGCATCATCATTCGGCGTGAAGTGGGAAGGTAGCTTAGTAGTGACCTACGCCGGTGAGATCTACTGCCCGAGTGGAGTAGTCGCACCGGATGTTTTAGTGCATGAGATGGTCCACGTAGAACAGCAACGCGGTATGGATATGGAGATCATGCTACAGCGGTACATGAATGATGTGGAGTATTTAAAATCGGTAGAGATACCAGCTTTCAAAGCGCAAGCCGCCTTTATTGATGCAACCCTTCCGGAAGCTCAAGCGTGGTGCCGGAAATACAAGATAGCCAAGACCATGGTGAGAATGTACAAAGGTGCCTTTACAATGGAAACCGCTAGCGGTATCATGAATCTATGAAAATCTTTCAAGCATTAGTGGAGTGGGTACTGGCGTATGCAGCCATCATTGGAGCGCTCTTTACTGGCAAGATGATGTTGTCTGATGATAGTGACCTACCACCACACTTACGCCGAGAAAATATCTATGATTAAGCTCTTTCAACCATACGTATCACAGCAAGCACGCGACAATGTACAGCGGGTTTTAATGGGTACACAATTGGCGCAAGGGCCAGAAGTGGAATTGTTTGAACAAGAATTTGCAGCTAAGTTTGGTTTTGAAGCATGGCAGATTGTTTCACTTAACAGCGGTACATCCGCATTGGAATTGGCGTATGAACTCTTGGAACTTACCCGCTATGACCACGTGATCTCACCAGTACTAACGTGCACCGCTACCAACATCCCCTTGGTCCGGCGTGGGGTGAAGATGAGTTTTGGCGATATTGAAGGAAAGAAGTCACTGAACATGTGTCCGGAAGATGCATCATTCAAAATACTTCCCGAAACCAAAGCTATTGTATTCGTGCACTTTGGCGGATCATCACGCAACCTACAAGCCTTTGAAGAACTGACCGAAGAGCATGGCTTGGACTTGGTATGTGATGCAGCACAGGCACTAGGCGCTGAGCTATCCCGCAAAGCACGTTTTTCATGCATCTCACTACAGGCCATAAAATCGCTCACAGCGGGTGATGGTGGCGTACTGGTATGTCGGGATAAGGACGATGCAATTAAAGCCAGAAAGCTACGCTGGTTTGGATACGATAGGGAGCTAAAACAGCGACTAGGTGACTGCGACTTGGAATTGGCCGGATATAAGATGCACATGAACGATATCAACGCTGCTATCGCTCGAGGTAATCTGGCAGTGTGGGATGAGGTAGTGGAGCACCGCCAACGCATTAACGATATATACAGTGATTATTATTCAGCGTATGTGTCAAGATACAGTGAGAAAGTTGCTTCTCGATTTATAGAGGGTATCTGGAATCCTCAAGTTACTGGCTTAGACTACGAAACGTACAGTAGTTTTACAAACAAAGCTGATCCTCTTTCTGTATTCCCCGGCTTTGAAATTGGCCAATATCACTACCGCAACGACAAATACTCAATCTTCCGTAGCGTATATAGCAATTGTCCAAACATGGATGCTCTTGAAAAGTACTATTTTATGTTGCCTTGTCACATGGGTATGAGCTTGAAAGATGCAGAGATGATAGCTAAAACACTATGGCCAAGGTAAAAAGCATTATCAAAATCAAACCCTTTGCAATTTCTGAGCCAGTCTTCGGCTCATGTATTACATTCTGCGTGGGTATGACCTATGCTCAAATGATGAAAGAGTGTCAAAACGGTGATGTTGTATTTCCTAAAGGCTACGATGATCCAAAAGACCATGAAGATTCAAATGGTTGCGCGTTGGCTTGTGATAGCAAAGATGGCTCTTGCAAGTACAGAATCCTATGGCTTAGAGAAGCAAACAATCTGCCAGTGTTGGTCCACGAAATAGTGCATAGCGTGCAATTCATTTTTAAATTTAAAGGCATATCAACCACTGCTGATGAACCGGAACCGATGGCATATTTCTGTGAATTTTATTTCCGAGAAGCCTTTAATCACTTGAAAAAGAAAGCCGTTATTTAACTATGAGCCAAATTACCGATTCAATTGCAAAGATAAAAGCACTTGCCAAGGTGCCTTTGGTAGATGATAGAGAAGTGAAGCGGGTGGAAATCATCATACTCAAATTCAAAGAACCGCCGGAAGTGATAGACAAATGCATCTCACGCATCATACACAACACTGACTGGCCTTTTAAACTGACCATTTTTGATAACAGA